TAAAAATGGGCTAGCGACACCACCAGCAAAAGAAGTTTGTCCCGGCTTAATTGGCATTTATTACCTCGAATCAACAATCTTATTAGTTTGTTTTACCGTTCTAGGTTTCTCTGTTGCATCTAATCTCTTCGCTTCGTTAATAATCATTACTGCGTTTTCTTGCATAGCTGAAACGATACCGGCATCTGTTGTGAGTGTCTGCCCCATCAAAGCTGATAATTTAAAAGCCAACGCTACTACAAATTTAGGACTGAATATCGTTGTATCTTCTACAATATACGTATACTCTTGATACGCACTATCTTCATCAGAACAAATTACTTTCTTATTCTGATCCGGTAGAAACACTAACTCAAAGTCTTGCTCTTCTTTATAAGTAACGTTTCCTTCTGAGAACACATTGTTAACTCTTGCTCCGTTAGGTGGATAAGCATAAACATAAGTCCAACCGACTACTGTAGCTGATACAATAGCAAATTGTTCTTTTACATTAGCAAATCCCCAAGCATACTCAGAGTATGTATCATTAAGTGCTTCGGTATAATATAATTCACAAGCTTTATATCTAGGGTCGTCCGTATCAGTAGAAAATATCTTCTGCATACCAAGATTGCCAAGAGCCATGTTATATATTTGGATTTTAGATGCCAAAATTACTCCTTAGGTTTACGTTTAGCTGCCATTCCAGTTGTGATCTCTGGCTTTTTACCTAAACTAGATAACGCTTGACCTTTTTTCTTTACAGGCTCAACAACTTTAACTTTCCCAATAGGTTTTAAATAAGGACTAACAATCTCATCTCTAAACTCAACAATATTAACCACACCATTTTCACCTTTCTTGCAATACCTACCGCCAGCATGACATGTTACTAATACTTCGTATTTCATAATATCTCCAAGAGTTAAGGGGAGCCCGCATTGGCAGACTCCCCAAATTAACTTTATTCAATTACTGTTGCTACATCTTTAACAATGTATGCTGAAAAAGCCCCAGCTGTCAAAGGCTGACTACCAACTGTGTAGTAAGCACGAAGATAACGTAATGCTCCTTGAGCTAACCTACCACTCTTTTCAATACCACCAGCAGTAATGCTAGCTTCTTCAATCGCTCCTGAATCAAACAGAGTCGTTGTTGAAGCAAACGAAGACGTTGCTGAAGTCTGAATCAAGAAGTTCACTGTTGAAGCTGAAGATCCTGAACCAGCAGTTGTATCACATTTGAAGTAAGCAAATGCTCCTTCATACGAATCACCAGCTGCCTTCGTGTCAATAGAGCTAGTCGAAGCAGCAGAAACTGTTACATCCTGCGCTGCGCTCATCTTTAATAATGCATCTAAATTCATAATATACTCCTATTTAATTGATTTATTATTTAGCTAATCCTTTAAGTTAGCGCAGTTTCTGTACTTAAGATTGAATCAATACGTCGACATGGTACGCCTTGAAAAGACAATACACCATTAGGACGATCAATCGGAACATTTTTCATTTCCTTGATTGTCAAGAAAGCGTTAGTTTTATCTAACAACTTAACAGCCAACATACTCTGAACAGTCTGGTTCATATAAAAAACAGGTTTACAACCAGCATTAGGTGGTAACTTACCAAGTGCTCTAATCATAAACTTCAAGATATTAGCTGAAGTATCTGACGCATCACTCGCTGTTTCTAAGCTTGCTACATCAATATTACAGATACGAACAACATATCGGTAATCTTGTACTGCTAATCCAACCTGCCACTGCATCCATGACTCATAAGCACGCATACGAGCACCAGTAGTGGAATCGGTTGTTACTTCTTGAATCCCTAAGTCTTGATAATCCAATCCAGCTTTCTGTCCTTTAGGATAGATACTATAAACTTTATCAGCACCCCAACATACTAACCAAATTGAAGTGTTTCCTGAACCAGTACCACCAGCATTGATAACTTGATTAGCTACACCTGTGGTTCCAAGTTCAAAATAACGAGTAGCTAAACCGTTAAACTGCTCTTCATCTGTAGAACTATCCCCATAAATCAAAGTATCAGCAAGTGTATCACTAAACGCTTCGATCATTGGCTTGTCTTGGCTCAGACGGAAAGCTTTTGTATTATTATTTAAACGTGCAACGTTAATATCAATCTGGTTGCGGTTTTCCATGATAGCACAAGCTTCTGTGTACTGACCAGTTGTAGCTTTCTGAGGAACGATACCTTCATTCAACAAACGAAAGTAAGGTGTTGGCTTACTTGTCTGTTTAGTCATCTGGTGTCCAGTGGCCAAGTTTCCTTCTACAAATGGAATATCGTCTAAGATATCGTTATATTCCTGTAGCAAGTTTGCTACTTTATCAATCTGACCCTTTGGGTCTAAGATTCTCGCAACATCAAGTAGTGTTGCTCTTGAACTTCCTAGTAACGCCATGATTTACTCCTTATTTATTCATTGAAGGATAAAGCACATCTTCTGCCTTACCCTCTGTTGTTGATTTACCATCTACGAAGCTATCTTCTGAAAAATGCTTGCCAACTTTTGCCCAAGCTTTAATAACTTCGATATGATCTCCTGTCCCTGTTTCGTTCATTAATTCAACGAGTTCAGGACTTCCAAACTGCTTTAGCGCATTACCAACAAACACTAAGTTTTGTTTAATCTCATTCCCTAATGCTTTTTGCGTATCATTCTTCCACTCATTTTTGATATCTTGATATTTTTCAATCATTTTATCGCCATGAGCTTTCGCTGCTTCTTCAACATGTTCTGCATAAGAACTAACAATGCCATTTAAAGCTTCCTGCGTAATATTAGCTTCTTGAAACATTGGCAATAACTTATTAAACAAACCATGATCAAGCTTTTCATCATCAATGCCTAATCCTTCAGGCATCTTAAGCTCAACTGAATCATCATTTTTGTCATCTGCTAACTTCTTGTCATCATCAGACTCATCAGAATCATCATCTTTGTCGATATCAACATCAATTAAAGATTTCTCAATAACTTCTGCATCTGTTTTTTTATCATCGACAACTTTGTCATCTACTACTTTGTCGTCAACAACTTCGTCTACTACTTTGTCATCTGGCATTTTAATCTCCTAGTTAGCTATCTCACCCATCCTATAGGCTAAGTGGATCGCTTTGTTCTTCTTCTGTTTGAATTTCTATTTCTTCACGCTTCAACTCCGAAGCATGCTCTTCTTGCATTTGTCCGAATAATGTGGCTTTAGCTGAGAATATATCACTTAATATAGACAATCCAGCTGCTCTTCTTCCTTCTGCAAAACCTGTGTAAAACATTTCAGGATTCATGTTAGGCTGAAAGATACTATTCTCTTTCATAAACCGCCATAACAATCTACGTCCTTCTGGACTCTTAGCAACGAATCTAACGTCAGCTAAATCACGCGCTAGCTTATATTCAGATCGTTCTTCTTTAGTTTTTACCGTAGTTTTAACTACCACTTTGCTCCATTATCTTATCTAAAGCTGAACCTTTACCTAATTCTGCTTCTGATGAATCTTTAGCTGCCTTTGCCATTCCTGGCAATGCTTCGGCTTGAGCCTGCTGTTGAGCTTGCGCCGCAATAGCTTCACGTTTCTTCTGTAGATCGACCTTGCTTAATAGTATCTTAGCCGGAGCACCTTCCATCTCACTCGTTTCCCGCATGATTTGATCAGCGTCAATGATGTCTGCTATTGAAGGAATGTAACCAACCATACGCTCTGCTATTCCAATAACCCTTTCAATCTTCGTGATTCCAACTGCTTGCTGTGCTTGAGCTAAGATAGATGTATATTCAATCTTTATATCAACACCTTCAATCTCAGGTGGTGGTTGTGGTATCATTCCACGCTCATTCATATCGTGATAAACTATCTCTAAAGTAGGAGTGTGCATTTCATAATCTAATCTGTGAAGTGCTGGTCCTATCATCATCATCTTTTCTTGTTCAATCGAAGCGACCTCAGTAGCTGTCTTTGTATAATCCTGTCGGTTAATCATCGCAAGAAAGAGATTAACAAAGAAAAACTTATCTATCTCTTCCTTTTCTTCATTTAACAACTGAATAAACGAATCTAAGTTTGGATTGATTTGATATGCTGGTCTTACTCCGCTATTAGGAGTTGAACCTGTGACTTTTGTTGTCCCTCCTGGTAACATATTAGCATGACCATCAACACTCGCATCTTGTAATGTAGGTGGATTATGTAATTTCTCTTGAGCCATTAACTTATCTTTAGCTGTCTTTTGCATTTCCTTAATTGACCCTAAAGAATGCCACGAAGGACCATATCCTAAATCTGTGTCTGTTGTAACAACTTCCCAACGTGGTGCTACAATACGAAATACTCTATACCCTCTATTATCTAAAAATCCTTCTTCTTCGCCAGTTCCACTCTCCCAATACAATGACTCAAACGCCATATCTTCAACTTTATCAGAACCTTCAATATATCCTTTATTCGGCTGGACTAAATGATCTACTTTAATCATAATATCAAAGTTTTGATTATCATAATAAGCCTGTACTTTAGGCGAACACTTATCATTACCAAACTGATCAACTAATTGTCTTACTGACATTTCATATTGTCTTGCGAACGTATCGACTTTTCCTTTATGATTAACTCCAATCATATACTCACCAGCTGTGAAAGACCTCGCACGTACTACATCATCAACATCTGAAAGTATAATATAACAACCAGTCCCGAATGTCCCTAGTTCCATATAACATGAAAAGAACGCGTCATATAAGTTACTTCTGTTTATAACCGTATACATCTGGTCTTTAACATCATCCAGCCATGCACGTACACCAGGGATCTCAAGCATTCTGTTATCGTCAAGCGTAAGCCTAAACCACTGACTTGATTTATTTGTCATACCGCTATTCAATCCAGAAGCAAAGATATTCACATCATGCGTTGCGTGTGAACGTATCAAAGATTTATGATCAATTAAAGAACCAACCTTTGAATAATCATTGTTAAACAATCCTCTAAACGGACTGATGTATTGCGCTAATACTTTATAAGCTGGAATAAACTTATTAAGCTTATCAAACAGCTTGCCACTACGTTTAATAGCTTTTCGTTTACTTTCCATTATGACCCCAATGTTGTTTTACGTTCATCAGATACGCCTTGAGCACCTGTCTTTAAGGTACTAGCAAACCCTGACCTATATTGATTAATTCTTTTCTTACGTGATGCTGCTTGACCTGATACACTTTGTTCTGCAGACTCTACTGTTGGTCTAGGACTTGGTGTTGGTGCTGGTTTGATATCTGGTGCTTTTGATCCTCCGCCACAACCCTTCTTGCATCTTAATTTATCTCCAAAATAACTCATGCTATCTCCTTATGCTACTGGTGAAAGTGGATTATATATTTCTTGTTGCTCTGTTTCACTAATTGATAATGGATCATACTCTATATTTTGAGATGCAATCGCTTTATCAAACCTCTTTTGACTCTTGTTCTTGACTGGTAATGCAAATGTTAAAGCTAATGCGTCACCATCATCCGGTGAATCAATCCCTCTTTTAGCTAAATCTTTTTTACTTTCCATTATTAACTTACCAGCATTTGGTCCTAACGCTACTTCGTATGCTTCTGGGCTGATAAGATCAGTATAAATATCATCACTATCAGGAATACTTCCACCACTAGCCAACCATGCTTTCATTAACGCCCACATTTCAATACGTTTATTAGCATATTGAGGATCATTTGGTTTTCCTCCAAACTGGATCATCTGCCAATGTCTACCCATTTGTTTACCAGCCGAGAATATCCCCGTACCATATCCAAAATCAATAAATACTGCATCAGCTTCTTTCTCATCTTCTAGTCTTGCTAAATGACCAGCAACTACAATATCATCTTCGCCTTTATTAAATGTCGCTAAACACTCACTAAAATTACCTTGTCTTAACCAAATCTTTGTTTCATCATTCGACCATGCTCGATCAAGACCAAGTATAACCGCAGCAAAATTATAATCTGGTTTTTTAAGATGCTTTCCTCTAGCTGCATTAACTATATCTGATGGTATAAACTGGTTAGTTGATGCTCTTGGGAATTGTCCTTTAACACGGACACGAAAGAAATCGCTATCATCACCATAATCCTTTTCCCACTTTGAAATTTGTTCTTTGTTTGTTAATGTTACGGACCTACTATCAACTTGGATATGTGACCAACGATGTCTAAAGTTATTAAAACAACCATGAAAACGACCTGTGTTTCTAGTAGGGTTTCCGCATACTAACCAAATAATTTCAGTATCTTCATCAGTCAAAGCTCCTTCAGTAACCTCCCAAATAACATCAGGAATAGCTGATGCTTCATCAAAAATAACAATTATACGTTTACCTTTGTTATGTAAACCAGCAAACGCCTCAGTCTTATGTTCTGACCAAGGTATCATATCAGCACGCCATGTCTTTTCATGTTCTTTATACGCTGAAAATATCGCTGTTGCAGTATACTTAAACCAATGAGAGTTAATAGATAAACGATGCCACTTTGCAAGTTCAGACCAAGTTTTTGTCTTAAGCTGGTTCTCTGTGTTCGCTGTAATGACCATCTTTGTATCAACCATCGTTGATAGACCCCAAAGAATTAACCATGATACTAACGCAGACTTTCCAATCCCGTGACCAGATGCTATTGCCTTTAAAATAGGTTCAATAGACTCTCCACGTTTTAATGCATTGCCTATGTCAATGAGCGCTTTCTTCTGCCAATCTTCTGGACCTTT